CAGACCAAGGTTCATGAGGATTTAACTCCCTTCTATCTTCCGATGATCATGAAACCTAACAAGTGGGTGTCCCCCACAGAAGGTGGGTACTACCTGAAGATCAGGAAGGATAGCAACCTTATAAAGACCTCCAATGAGAACTACATGGAGGACTTATGTAATCTGTCCTTAGATAAGATTTGTGAAGCCACTAACGCTTTACAAGAGACACCGTGGCAGATCAATGGACAGGTCTTAGAGGTAGTCAAGTACCTCTATGAGAAGGGTGCTGGTTCAGATTGGGGATTGCCTAACCCTGACGGTGATGAGCTTCCACCTTGTACAGTCTGTGACCTTCCCTTTGAACCGGGTGAACACGACTGCTTTAAGGAAGACTCAGACCAACACAGAGAGTGGAAACGGAAGGCTGCTAAGGTCTATGACCGTAACCACAGGACGAGAGGGAAGACCAAGACCGTAGGTAAGCAGTTGTATGTGGCTGAGAAGTTCAAGGACGAGAACGAGATTTACTTCGTTCACACGTTGGATTGGCGGGGCAGGGCGTACCCAGTTGGTTCCTTCCTACACCCACAGGCTGACGATGTAGCCAAAGGGTTACTCCGATTCGCAGTAGGCAAAGAGATTATAGGTAAGGACGCTGTGAGGGAGTGGAAACGGCATGGAGCCAACTGCTTCGGTTGGGACAAGCTCAGTATAGAAGGTAGACTTTTCTGGATAGACGAGAATCACCAAGCTATCCTCGACTCTGCTGCTGACCCGCTGACTAACAAGCTGTGGACAGAAGCCGACAAGCCATATCAGTTCTTGGCATTCTGCTTCGATTACTACGGATACCACAAGGAAGAAGGTCACGTCAGCCAGTTACCTGTAAGCATGGATGGAGCCTGTAACGGACTCCAGAACTTCTCCGCTATGCTCAGGGATGAGGTCGGTGGTTCAGCCACTAACATCGTCTCTAACGGTGAGCGCAAAGACATCTATGAAGCTGTGGCTGAGGTCATTAAGGTCGAGGTACGCAAGGACGCTTGGGATGGTCGAGGACACGATGAGCCTGTATGGGATGGCTGTGACGTAACAATAGAGCAGGCTGCTCAGGCTTGGGATGGTGAGATTGACCGTCAGATATGCAAGCGTGGAGTCATGACCATGCCTTACGGCTCCAAGCGATTCGGTATGAGAAGTCAGATCGAATCTGAGCTTGAGAAGGAAGCCATAGAGAAAAAGCGTGACCCAAGGCTAGGTGAGATTGAGGATACCATGCCCTACTCACACTACCTCAGCGGTATCCTCTACAATGCTATCCGTCAGGTCGTGATCGCAGCCGGGGAAGCAATGGACTACCTTCAGGACGTGGCTGAGGTCGTAGCTAAGCACAACCTTCCCCTGAAGTGGGTGTCTCCTGCTGGCTTCGTTGTGGTACAGGACTACAAGAATAATGGTTCCAAGAAACTGAACATTATTTTTGGAGGATTTCGTTGGCGACCTAGAGTCTACTGGAAGAAAGACTCTATCAATCCCAGAAAACAGTCCCAAGGAATCTCCCCTAACTTCGTACACAGCTTGGACGCAGCACACATGATGCTCACCGTCCTAGGCTGCAAGGCTGAGGGAGTCGAGAGCTTCGGAATGATTCACGACAGCTTTGCGACACACGCAGCCGATGCCACTACGATGCAGAGGGTACTGCGGGAAGCTTTCGTTGAGATGTACGATGGGAATATGCTGGCTGACTTCAGAGATCAGATCGTAGCTCAGCTTCCTGAAGAACTGGCTGAGGAAGTGGCTTCGATAGAGATGCCTGCCACCTATAACCTCAAGCTGGAGGACGTACTTAACTCACCGTATTTCTTCGCATAACACTCAAACCGGGGGTTTCCACGACCCCCTCTAGAAACATCAACTAAGTCTACAGCCCCTAGGGACAGTCCCTAGGGGTTGTTCACTTTAAACTAAAACCATTCTTAGTGAACAAAGGAGGTTTATGAACATGGCTGATGCAATATCAATTTTTGAAGCGAAGAATCCTGACAGTATGATCGATGACCCGAAACCCGGTGAGATCAGACAGACGTGCTGTGATCAGAAGATGCAGAACGTGAGTGTCCAACCGCAGACGATTTTTTACTGTCGTAAGTGTCAGGCAACAAAGGTGGTGACAGGTGGCTAACCCACTCAAACACACAACCTTTTTGAAACAGGCAATGGTTCTCATTCACAGATTCACCGGGAATCATGCCAGCAGAGCGTCAGGCAGAGTGTGTTACTGCGACATTTGTCAGGACGCATACATTCTGTTTGACGAGGTGGTTTCCCTCACGAGGGCAACCGTTGACCCTAAACTTCTAACAAAGGAGGTTCCGACAGATTGTTTACCCAAAAAATTTTAACCCTAACCAGTACACAGAGGAGGAACCATTACTATGAGTACTAAGAAAAAGTTCAAGACCTACACGAGTCCAGTAGGCGTAGCAAAGTTCGCATGGCTCACCAAGGCAGACACAAAATTCAATGCCGATGGCGAGTACCGTACCGAAGTGTTGCTTGATCCTGCTGACGCAGAAGGACTGATCGAAGCTATCGATGCTGCTATCGAAGTCCAGAAAGACTTGGTTATCGAAGACCTGAAAGCCAAAGGTAAGAAGGGTAAAGCGTTGAATATCAAGATGAGCAACGCACCTTACAAAGATGATGAGGACGCAGAGGGTAACGACACCGGGCTGATCAGCTTTCGCTTCAAGATGAAAGCCAAGGTCACCTCCAAGCAGGGCGAAGTCATTATCATGTCGCCCGCTATCTTCGACTCTCAGAATGCTCCCATGAGCAACACTCCCATCTTCTCAGGCTCCAAGATTCAGGTTGCCTATCAAATCTTCCCTTTCTACACCGCTATGGCGGGCTGTGGCGTGTCGCTGCGACTCAAGGCTGTGCGGGTACATGAACTCGTAAGCGCAAATCAGGACGGCTCCAGCTACTTCGGGGACGGTGCTGAGGGTGGCTACGAGCATGAAGAGCAGGCTCAGGAAGCTGCTGCTACGGATACTGAGACTGATGGCGAAGCCCCGGAATTTTAAGCGGAGCAGGGCTGCTGGTCTAAAACATGGTTGGAGGTCAGGGTTAGAGGAAAAAGTTGGAGAGGAACTTCGGTCAGCCGGGGTTCCTTTCGGCTTTGAATCTAGCAAGATTGAATATGAGGAACCCGCCCGAAAGCGCAAATACACTCCCGACTTCTTTCTTCAAAACGGAATCATAGTCGAAACTAAGGGACGCTTTGTCGCAGCAGACAGGAAGAAACATCTGCTGATTCAAGAGCAGTATCCCGACCTCGACATTCGATTCGTTTTCTCCAACTCAAACCAAAAACTCTACAAAGGCAGCAAGAGTACCTATGCAGATTGGTGCAGAAAGCATGGGTTCAAGTTTGCTGACAAGTCTATCCCTACCTCATGGATAGAGGAAGGGAGCTATGGCTAAACTAATCCTGTGGTCACCGCTAGGTGGCTACATGAACGCAAAAGTCTGCTCTGACTGCAAGAAGCTCAAGCACAAAGACGAGTTTCACTTACGAAGAGATAGGCCAGATCAACTTCAATATCTATGTAAAGAATGCAAACAGAAAATCTATCAAGAGTACAGAGCGGATTGGAAAGTCTGGTTCGCTGTGAATGGCTTTAACCATTGCGTAATCTGTGGGTACACAGGCTGCTTCGATGCTCTATCGGCTCATCACTTAGACCCCGACAAGAAAGATCAGTCGATTGCATCCATGATTGGCTTCAAGAAGTGCAGACCTAAGAACCAAGCTAAGGTACTCGCTGAACTAGCGAAGTGCGTCATTCTAGACGAGACGTGTCATCGTGAGCTTCACGCAGGCTACGGAATTTTCTCTATGGAAGGAGGTTCAACTGAAGGTAATACCCAAACTGAACATGGAGTTCATGATCGTCCATTGTTCGGCTACCCCTCACCACATGGACATAGGAGTGAAGGAGATAGACGAGTGGCATCGTTCAAAAGGTTGGTTCAATGGTTGTGGCTACCACTACGTCATAAGACGTGATGGCACAGTCGAAACCGGGCCAAGACTTAGTGACGAAGGCTACCACCCCGGAGCGCATACCAAAGAGTTAGGACTGAATCAACGCTCCATCGGCATCTGTCTCGTGGGTGGCACAGTACGGAAAGACAAAAAGAAAATCAACGGTTGGGACGATAGTCGTCCACTAAACAACTTCAATAAGGCTCAGTTCGTTGCCTTGAAAGAGTTGCTTACTAAACTACAGGCAGAGTTTCCCAGACGGCTGCGGATACTAGGCCACAGAGATGTACCTAACGTCCTCAAGGATTGTCCTTGCTTTGACGTTATATCATTCTTGGGTAGAGATTACCCAGTTTAAAAGGAGGAAGTTAAAATGTCACAAGAAGTAAAAGTGTTGAATTACATGAGAGCCAATGCTGGTATCGGCCTGACGGTCAAAGACATCTATCGTGC